GGTAACCTTAGATAAGGGTACATATGAGGAGATGCTTCAGGATTGTCACTCAATGATGAGTTTGTATCCGATATATATGAACATAGTTAATGGACTTTTAGAGCAAGTCCGCGATTGGGCGCAGTCCATGCTCAACGACTCCCCTGACACAGCAGCGCAGGAAGCGTATGACAGCGCGAAATCTGCGGAATCGTATGCGTTAAATAACAAGATGGGGGGGGGGGGATAGATATCGTATCAAAATCGAGGAGGTGGAGTGATGATAACAAAACCAAAATTCAACGTAGGTGATAGCGTTTACCACTAAGCAGCAGATGCGCGTTGAGTGGTGAGTTTTTAGGGAGAAATAAAATGGACAGCAAATATCAAATGCCCTACGGCAAGCACAGGGGCGAGGAGCTAGGCGATATTCCTGCAAGCTATTTATTGTGGCTCGCAGATGAGGCCGAGAGTTGCCCAAAGGAAGTTAAGGAATATGTAGAAAAAGAGCGTAAACATTTAGAGAAGGAGAAATAAAATGGCAACGGTTAGGCAAGTAATAGAAGGACTAGAGATTTTAGTTAAATACGCAGCAAACAAGGACGCGCACGATTTTGCAGCAGGGCATGAACAAATATATTACGGCGAATCGGATTGGTCTATCTCAGAGGATGACAAGAAGCGACTAGATGAGCTTGGTTGGTTTATAGATGAGGATAGTTGGTCTAGGTTTGTTTAGTAAAAAGCTAGAAATGAAGGTGGGGAGTTAATTATGAAGCTAATAATTTGTGGTGGGAGATACTACGCTCTCACTCAATACGATATTGGAGTTTTGGACGGCATCCATTTTGCGCTTGACGTTAAAGAAGTAGTTAGTGGCGCTTGCGCTGGTGCTGATAAGGGCGGTGAACGATGGGCAAAGGACAGGGGGATCCCTATTAAACAGTTCTTGCCTAATTGGGACGATAACGGTTCGGCTGCTGGCCCAATTCGCAATCAGCTAATGGCCGATTACGCTGACGCTTGCATCGCCTTTAAGGGCGGTAATGGAACGCAGGATATGATTAAGAGAGCCACTAATAAGGAACTTAAGGTTTGGGATTTAACGTGACCGAACACGATATTCAGGTAACCGTAATAGATTGGCTAAAACATAAAACGCTACAATACCCTACCCATTAACTGATAATTATGGACACCGAACTAGACATTAAGACCAAGGCACTACTTGTCATCGAGGCGCTAGAGCAGATGCAGAATAAGCAAGACTCTATCTATTACAGGATGGCGCATGTAGGGCTAGGTCTGTGTGGTAACTCGCATAAGGAATGGGCGCGAGAGCTAGAGGGTTATTATGAGTGGGCGAAGAAGCAGGGGCTAATATGAACATAGAAAACACTAGGCGACTAATAGAAGCAGCACCAAAGCTCTATGGCGGTATGACGCGACAGGATAATAGCGGAATCATCACGCCGATTATGTTCGGCTTCGAGTGTGGTGATGGTTGGTTTGATATACTGCTAGAGCTATCAGAGAAGCTAGAGGCGCTAGGGAAAGGGATAGAAGCATCACAGGTTAAAGAGAAGTACGGGACATTAAGATTCTATGTTCATGGCGGTACTGAGGAAGCGTATCAGCTAATACAGGAAGCTGAGAAGAAATCGGCTAAGACATGCGAGCTATGCGGTAAACCTGCGAGACTGCGTGATGTCGATGATTGGTGCATGACTGAATGTGATGAGTGTTTTGAGAAGTGACTCGATGGCCGAGCGGTTAGGCAGTGGTTTGCAAATCCATGTAGACAGGTTCGATTCCTGTTCGAGTCTATTTGCAATTCGCGAATAGCGAATGAACGAAGTTATACGGATGATAGTGAGCGATAAAGTGTCAATTATGAGCGATAAACTAGGGGTGTTTGAGCGATAAATTATGAGTGGACTACTCGACGAAACGCGGATTGTAGCCAAAGAAAATCCCATCGGATGTATTTTTGCTCTGAGTGGTTTAATCGGCGCGCTGCTTGCGATTGTTGAGATGGTCATGGCGAAGTTGTAAATTTTACTAACAAGTTGGAGGGGTATGAGCAGCGATTGGACACGAATGATTGGCAAGGTGGCGTTAGACGATAAATGAAGCGGCATGCACCGAGAGTATGTTGAGATACCTATGACCTATTACGGCGAACGGATGCCTGACCTAATCGCGCTGCAAGTCGAGACAGCGCGGAAAATCTTTAGCGAGCTAAATAACTTTATCGAGCTAGAAGAAATACCAATCGACAAGAATACTTACTTCGAGTTTCTTGAGAATAAAGAGAAGAATCAGGGGGAGTATTAGAGATGAACAGCACAGAACTAATTCTAATAGTCGGCACAGTTCTAGTCTTGATTTGGGATGCGTATCTTTACGCAGACAAAACCGAGGGCAACAGTATCACGCAAGTAGTGATAAAACGCAGCAAGCAGCTGCCTATAATACCATTCTTGCTAGGCTTTTTAATGGGGCATTTTTACGGGTAAATAATGCAATACGCTAAAAATAAGTTTCTCGCTGATTTAGTGCCCGAAATGGGCGCTTACCTACTAAGCCAAGACAGAAATATACCGGAAAGGGCGCTTTGGTTATGCGTAATTATCACAGCAATCGAGGATGTTCTCGGACCTGTGACGCAACATAGAAGAAACTACGAAATCCAAGAGGCTAAATATTGGCTAACTGCAATTGACGACCCCGAAGCTAAAATCACCGGCTCTTTGCGTTGGATAGCTTACCAACTAAGTGACGACCCTGAAGGATTTATCAGAGCAGTACAAAAGGGAGTCGAGAAAATCGGCCGAGTGAACATTCAAGAGTGGTGCGCGTAACTTGACAGAAAAACTTGCATAGGACATATTCACGATGGAACAGTTTAAATTCGTAACAGTCGGTCAAGCACTTTCATTCTTTACCCGACAAATTCCAACACGCGCTAAACCATTAAACATAATAGAGCCTGACAGTTGCGGTAGTCGTATCGACACCGAGGACACTTGGATTAGGCTTGCAGGCGCGATACATCGCACAGTTAGAAGCTACGACAATGAAAGTAAGCGAGTATTTACACTACGCTACGGCTTTTCAGGCGATAGAAATAAGCAGCTAGACTTTGCAGAAATAGACACAGAGCTAGGCTTGCGAAATGGCAGAGCGCGCAAAGTAATACGCAAGATATTAGATGAACTAGAGCAGGCACTTGTAGCGGTAGACTTACTAGACCCGCCGATAGAATAAACTCATATAAACACTAAAATGGCTAAAAAGACTGACGAAATTCGGCAAGCTCAATTCCTAGCCGAGTATATTAACTGCATGGGTAACAAGTCGAAAGCGGCTAAAGCAGCAGGGATATCAATCGATACAGTAAAGACTTGGTCTAAAAAGCCTGAGTTTAAAGCGCAAATAGCAGAAGCAAAGAAAGACTTAGTCGACAAGCTAATAGCAGCAGGACTAGAAAGAGCAGTTAATAAAAGCGACTTGTTATTGATGTTCTTTCTAAAATCGTTTGACTCAGAGCAGTTTGATGAGAATTACAGACGAACAAAGTGGGAACAGAACAAAGAAGATGAGCTTCGACAAAAGTATCCTCTCCCACAAATTCAAATCATATCTGAGCCAAAACTAGACACACCGAAGCAATCTTAATCACATATGATAAAGCAAATCCGCGTCGCTTGGCATACGAGCCGGGCGCTAACGGATTTAGAATCATCGGTTATTGTTCTGACAGGTGGCTTAGGAGCAGGCAAGACATTCTCGCTTTGGGTTAAGCATTTATCGCTATGCGCGGTAAACTCTGAATCCGAATTGAGCGCGATATTTGAGCCAATTTATTCAAAGATAATCGATACAGTAATCCCAACAGGCCGAAAGGTTCTGAACATGATGGGATTTATTGAGGGCGTACACTATAGGTTTACTACCTCGCAACCTTTTCCAAAGTGCGTACTAATCGCATCAGGGCAAGAGATACACTTAAGAAGTGCTGAGAATCCCGAGACAATCGTAGCGGTAGAGTATTCGCACGTCTCAGGTGATGAGCTTGCGATTTGGAAAGAGGATGCCTATCGAAATTGTCGCTCTCGTATCCGATGCCCTAAAGCTAAAGTGCTGCAATTCGTTGGAGCAACAGCGCCACAGGGCGTAAATTGGGCAGCAGATGAGTTTGATTCCGACACTCAAGAAGGTTGGGAGTCTAACGAGTTTCGAGATGACTATCACGCAGTAAAGCGTATTCGTCGTCTTACGATGTGGACCGATGAAAATCCCTACATTCCACAGGGCTATCTACGCAGCCTACAAGAGATTTACGGCCACAACTCGAACCTAATACAAAGCTACCGATATGGCATGTTTTGTCCCTTGGTTCAGGGCGCAGCATACGCGAACTACGAACCGCAGCGACATGATATCTCTGATGTTCAGGCCGACCCATATCGCGAAATAGTTTTGACGTGGGACTTTAACGCGCATCCTCTCGCATGGGTAGCGATTCAAAAGCTCCCCTATCATCACGGGCTAGAGCAGAGATTTAGATATATCGCAGTAAATGAGGCTAACTTTGATTACGGCGTACTAGATGAAGCTATCGCAGAGTTTGCGGTTAAGTTTCCTGTAGAGCGATTTAGAGACACGCCTATCGCATTATTTGGCGACAGAACAGGACACGCAGCGAGCCACAAAATAAGCGGCTCTGATTACGAGAATATAGAGCGAATACTAAAGCAGTTTGGTTATCGTCGCGTCGAGGTAAGAGCTACCAAGCAAGTCGCTCCCGAAGCTGCAAGCGTTGAAGCAGTCAATCGATTATTTCGCTACAATCTCTTTTGCATAAGTAAGCGCTGCAAGAATTTACGGCGCTCGATGATGGCTACAACGTGGCGTAAGAACGAGCGCAAATTAGACAAGCCATCAGGCGAAACTTGGACGCATCACGGCGACGCTCTCAAATATTGGGCGCATCAAGAGACACGCGACGAGACAGGGCGCAACTCTACTAAGATTTTAGGTATCAATTTTTAAGGTTTTACACATGACTACAGACGTATCGGGTTATTTACGAACGGGACTAGATAAGCCTGTCGTGAAATACGCTAAGTTTACAGTGGCAAGCGCTACAACTGACGGCGCAGGAATCACAGCAGTAGCAGGCAAGAAAATCAGAGTGCTATCCGCAATCATATCAGGATCGGCATCTACCGCAGTGACTTTTAATAGCAAGCCTGCGGGCGCAGGAACAGCGATAAGTGCGACATTTACTTATGTAGCTAACGCAATCAGCGTTATTCCATTCACGCAGCATGGATACTTTGAAACAGTCGCAGGCGAAGGGCTAACAGTTACATCAGGAGCAGGCGGCACTACTCAATTCCAAATATCATATATCGAGGCTTAATTAGTGGCTCAAGTAGAGTTCTTTGAGCATCCCGAATATTCCGAAAATCAGGATAATTGGGAGACTTATCACGACTTATATGAGGGCGACCCCGAGGACTTAAAGAGCGCTAAGTATCTTTGGCCTCATGAGCTTGAGACGATTCAATCAGCAGACAGTCAGCGCATCAGAGCTATTCGCGAGATGCGTTCGACTTATACGAATCTTTTAGAGCCGATTGTTTCGCGCTATACCTCGCTATTCTTTAAAGACCCTCCCGTAATATCTCCCGAAGTCGCTAAGATGTTCGGCGATGAGATTAACGATGTAACAGGCACAGGCAAAAGCCTAGTGTCATTTATTCAAGATGATGTCACTAAGGCAGTCTTGCTTTACGGCAAGCCTATCGTCTTAACAGATGCGCCATCGATAGAAGTAAGCAGCCTAGCCGAGCAAAAAGCGCTTGGCTTGCGTCCGATATTTCGCTTACTTCCTGCGCTCGATGTCAAAGATTGGGAAGTCGACGGAAAGAACGGATTTAAGTTCTTACGATACGAATATTGCGAGGTAGAACCGCGTGAGTCAGCAAGTAAAGAACCGACCGAAAGCATTTATTCAAAGGTT